GAGGATCTGTGGCCAACGAGGTCATCATCGCGAACGAGGGCAACTTCCTCGTCACCAACGTCATGGCGCGGCGGCTGGAGATGCTGCTGCACCAGCGGCCCTTCATGCACCGGCTCTGCCGCTACATCGGCGACACGCGCAGCAGCGGGTCGAACCAGATCAAGCAGGGCCAGATCGACGACGACGACATCGGGACGAGCGTGAACGAGAACAGCGCGATCTCCGGCAACACGGACATCACGAGCGGTTCGTACACCTCGACGCCGGGCCGCATCGCGATCAAGCGCGTGGTGTCCGACATCCTCCAGGGGATCGACGCGACGGGGCAGCTCAACGCCGTCGCGCTCGCCCAGTACAACTTCAACGGGGTGCAGCGCGGCTTCGACGCCCTCGTGGCGGCGGCGACCCCGAGCCTCACGGGCACCGCCGGCACGTCGGGCGTCGCGATGTCGGTGGACGACTGGTTCACCGCTCAGCAGACGCTGGTCGAGCGCAACATCGACGGCCCGCTGGCCGCGCTGCTCCACCCGCACCAGTGGACGAACCTGCAGACGGACCTGCGCGGCGAGGTCGGCCCGTGGCAGTTCGATCCGCAGGTCGCCGCCGCGGTGCGCAACAGCACCGGCCAGAACTACAAGGGCATGCTCAACGACGTCCAGATCTGGACGAGCACCCAGGTCGCCGACGCCAACACGGGCGCGGACCACGACGGCTCGATGTTCCAGATCCCCGACGAGTCGACCGCCAACGCCGCGACGGGCAAGTTCGACGGGGACGCCGCGATCTCGTACTCCGAGGGCTCGCCCGAGCCGGTCACGCTGATCCCCGGCACCCGCGTCATGGCCCCGGGCGGCGTCGTGTACAGCACGCTCACCGCGGACGGCGACAAGGCCAACCAGGCCGTCGTGACCAACTACTTCGCGGCGGCGCAGGTCGCCGACGCCAACAAGGGCATCAAGATCCGCACCGACCACGCCTGAGCGCGGGTCCGAGAGAGGGAACGTGTCCGGCTTCATCGTCGAGTCCCCGAACGCGCAACGCGCCACCGACGAGGGTGGGCGCGTTCGCGACGTGCCGCGCCCGAACTTCGTCTTCTACTACCACCCGGCGGAGTGGCAGCTCGACGAGCGCGGCGAGCTCATTCCCTCGATCGGGCACTTCTCGCTCGCGCCGGGATCGGGCGCCGACCCGAACGGCGACTTCAGCCAGCGACACGCCGAGATGACCAGCAAGGGGTTCGTGCGGATCCCTCACGACGTGCTCGGTGCCGCGCTGCCGGACTACGTGGCGAAGTACACGAACCACCGCGGCAAGGCGGTCCACCGGACCGTGTTCCAGACGCCGTACAACGACGGCACCGGCACCACGCGGTGGCTCGACGACATCGAGTCGCGCCGGGCGTTCGTCGCCTTCCTGCGCCGCAAGGGGCTCATCGCGCGCCCGCGGCCCGAGGTGGTCGAGGGCAAGCTCCGCGAGGAGGAGCGCAAGCTCGGGCGCCTCGCCGACACCGAGCCCGCGAGCAACGCGCTCGCCCGAGACCGGTACGCGCAGAAGGTCGCGCGCGGCCAGCACGCGATCGAGACGCTGCAAGCCGAGCTCGCCGAGTCGATCGCGGTGTACGGACGCCCGGTGGCCCCGGCCCGCGGGGCCCTGCTCGCGCTCCTACAGGCTGATGAGACCGTGACGCCCGAGGCCGAGGCCGTCGTGCGCAAGGTGCGGACCCGGAAGCCGAAGCCCGAGGGGGCGCCCGCCCCGGCCGAGCCCGCTCCGACCGAGGGGGGTGGGTTCGAGCTCGGCGGGGACGACGAGTGAGCGCCGGCCTCCCGATCGGCTCGCTCGTCGCGGTCGAGTCCTCAGCGACCCGAACCGCGGTGATCGCGTTCGCCCGCAAGCTGTACGCCGACCAGCTCCGGATCTGGCAGCGCAACAAGAGCGACAACGCGCGCAACAAGCCCGCCGCGCCCACGCTTGCGCAGTGCCTCGCCAAGAGCGTGCAGATCCGGACGAAGCGGGAGCGCGACTCCCGGTACTGGAACGACCTGGTCAGCGCGCACCCCGTGCACTGATCCTCGCCCCCGGGGCCTGACCCCAGCAGGAGGAACCGATGGCCGCTGGCCGACACCTGAGCACCAACCCGAACACCCGGTTCACTCGCGACCTGTTCGTCAAGCAGGACACGGGCCGCCGGCACGGGGCGTTGATCGCGCAGCGCGGGATCGCGCGCAACGAGTTCATCGAGGCCTTCTACGACTTCCAGCAGAAGGCTGGGTCGACCCCGATCCTGCCTTGGACGAGCACGAAGACGGGCACCGACGAGGCCGCCGACTTCGTGGCCAACACCGCCGACGGCGTCTACCGGTTCACCTGCGGAGGCACCTCCGAGGCGCAGACGATGCGGATCGACTGGGGCGATCAGTTGCTCATCAACGTGAGCAAGGAGCCTCGGATGGAGTGCCGGATCAAGCCGGCACCGGCAGGCGCGAACTACGGCACCACCACGCGGCTCCTGGTCGGGTTCGCGAGCGCGTACAACTCGACGCTCGACAACGTGGTCACGAACGCCTGGTTCCGGCTGGGCGACCACGCCGACCTGAACATCTACTGCGAGGCCGACGACGGCACGACCGACACCGACGACTCGGACACGGGCGCGGATTGGGTGGCCGCCACCTACTCGACGCTCGAGGTCGACATCGACAGCGCGCTGGTGGCGCACTTCTCGGTGGACGGGGTCGAGGTCAAGACGGCCAGCCTCGCCGCGCTGGCGGCCAACACGGTCGTGCAGCCGATGATCGCCTTCCAGCGTGCCAGCGGCACCGTGCTCGACGTCGCCAACATCGACTACGTCCACCTCTCGTGGAAGCGGAGCTGACCATGAAGACCATCGTCCTGCCCTCCCGGGGCCAGCCCTCCGCGGCTGAGGTCGCCGGGTTCCACGAAGCCCGCGACCGCGAGCTCGCGCGGACCCGCGAGAACGTGACCAACGCCGTCGGGATGCTGGGGCTCCCCAAGCTCTACGTCCAGGCGCTCCAGGTCGGCGTGCCGGTGCTCGTCGACACCGCCTCGGTGCTCGACCGCGCGCTGCACCCGGAGGCGCCGGGCGGTCCCGGGCTGACGCGGGGCGAGCTCTCGCAGCTCGCGCGAGGCGCGGGGCACGAGTTGGAGCGGCGCATCAACGAAGGGCTCGCCCACCTCGTCACCGCGGACCCGGGCCCCTCGGTCGGCCCCGACGAGACGCCCGCCCCGCCCGCCCCGGTCACGCCGGCCCCGGCCCCGACCACGCCGGCCGCCTGATCCGTGTGGCCTGCCCCGCGATGGCTGCTTCCCCGGTTCGTCCAGCTCGGACGGGCGGAGACGCTCGACTGCCCGCTGTACGACAGCAGGGGGCAGCCCGTCGCGGTCACGGCCGGCACGTTCTCGCTCCTCGACCCCGAGGGCGTGGCGGTGGTCGACGCGGCGGCTGTGACCGTCACGGCTGGCGTGGCCTCGTACCCGCTCCTGTCCACGTTCGCCGACGACTACACCCTGCCGCAGACGCCGTGGCGCGAGCGGTGGGTCCTCGACGGCAAGACCTACGAGCGGGAGGTCCACGTCTGTCGGGTCGCGCCGGTCGCGCACCTGACGACGGAGGAGCTGTTCCGGATGCACCCGCAGTGGCGGAAGCAGCTCCAGTCCGCGCGCACCTCGACCACCTACGGGGAGCCGGTCGAGGACGCCTGGAACGAGATGATCCGCCGGTTGCTGGGCGACAACCTGCTGCCCCAGCGCACCCTCAACTGGTGGACCCTCGCGACGGTCCACAAGTACTGGGCGGCGTCGCTGGTGGCGCGTGACTTCTGCGCCGACAACCCCAACGACAACCGATGGGCCGCGTTCGCCGACGCCTACTGGAAGCGGAGCCAGGAGGAGTACGAATCCTACACGAAGATCCAGGCGGACGCCGACGAGGATGGGATCGCCGAGAACCCGGGCCAGCTCGAATCGGTCGAGCCGCAGCTCTACCTCACGAACGTCCCCGCGACGTGGTACCCGCCGGGCTGGTCGGGCGGGATCGGGGGCGGCGGTGGGTGGTGGCGGTGAGCACGCCTCGCACCCAGCACGACCAACTCCAGCGGATCCGCCAGCAGATCGAGACGGACACCGAGCTGCGCGCGATGGAGACGCTGTTCAGCCTCGGACAGCCGGGTAGCCTGCTCCACCGCCGGTTCCGGTTCGAGCTGCCGACGAGCAGCTACGGCGCCCCGGGCCAGTCGCCCAATGCGGATCTGCAGCTCGACGTGATCGACGACCTCGTGATCCTCGTCGCACACGACGTCGACCCGCACCAGGAGGACGCCTCGTGGCGCCTCGCCTCTGACGACGTCGCCAAGCTGCTGATCGGCCTGATGGCGTCGGATCTCGGCCAGGAGATGCGGATCGCGGGCGGTGGGTCGGCCCCCTCGATCCGCGGCCAGACGATCGAGCAGCGGATCCGGCTGCAGTACCGGTACTACCTCACGCTCCCGGAGCCGACATGAGCGCTGAATCCTGGGGATTGTTCGCCAACAATGGGTACCTGAACGCCTACGACGGATCCGGCGCCTCGCTCACGCGGCTGAAGTACATCGTCGGCGACGTCAAGATCAGCGGCCTGATGCGGATCTGCAACACGCCGGTGGACGCGCACATTCGCGGCGGGTTCTTCGGCACCGGCTACGGGGAGCCGACGATCCCGACGATCACGCTGTCCGAGCGGCTGATGCAGCTCGCGGCCGCCGCCTCGCCCGGCACGGTGGGGGAGTTCCTCAGCGGCACGGGCGCGTACGCCGCGAACTATTCGACGTTCGGGTCGGGGTTCCCCTACGCGGTCCACCTCGAGCTCGTGGCGAAGGGCTCGGCGCTCGGCAAGCCCGACAACACGCTGAAGCTCTGGCACGTCCAGTTCCCGAGCTGGGATCTGGCGCAGGGCGACCCGTGGACGCGGTCGTGGACCGGTCGCGTGCTGGGCGTGCCGGGGTTCTGGGCGTCGTCGGTCGGCGGGGCGGGCACGGTCGCCAGCATCGACGGCGCGATCTACAGCCGGAGGATCGACCAGGATGGGAACTGACCCGACACAGACGGCCTGGACGCTGGGCCCGTACACGACGACGCTCCGCCGCCCCGAGAAGTTCAGCGACCGCTGGGGGATCCAGCTCGCGCGCGAGGACGCGATCGGGCGGACCGACCTGCTCGTGTTCGTGCTCGCCGCCGCGATCGGGCTGTGCGACGAAAAGGTCGCCGAGTACGTCGACGAGAAGCACCGCCTCGCGCGCCGGCTCGGCCTCGCGCACTGGGGCGCCTGCATCGTCGACTACCTGACGAGCATCGACCCGCCGGCGACGCGCGCGCAGATCCTCGCCGCGGGACAGGCTGCCTTCCAGCTCTGCCTCGACGCCACGGTCACCCAGACCGCGATCCAGGAGGCGACGGATTTTTCGAGTCCCCAGCCGGCCGCTTCGACCTCGAGCAGCTCGACGTCGAGCGCGACTGGGGACAGCAGCCTGGCTGGTTGGGCACCCTCGACCCCGCCGACGCCGCCCGGCTGATCGCGCGGCACCGCAGGAGGCAGCGTGAGCAGCACGATCGCCACCGTAAGCCTTGACCTGCGACCGCTGGTGGCCCGCTGGGGCGAGGCCGCACGACAGGCGGCGATCGACCAGCTCCAGTTCGACGCCCTGAAGATCGTCGCCGACGCCAAGCGCCCCGGGCAGTGGCCGGTGGACACGGGACGGAGTCGCGGCCTGCTGTTCGCGACGGAGCCGTTCGTCAACGGGGACCGCGTCACGATCAAGATCCTGGACGCCGCGCCGTACGCCTCGTACATCCACCAGCGCGGCTCGGCGACGCTCGTCTGGGACGCCCTGATCCTGCAGCCGCTCCAGGCGCTCTCGGGCCGGCGGTTCGTGCAGGCGATCGCCGCGCGGATCCGACAGATCCAGCAGCGTGCCGCGTGAGCGGCGAGGACGCGACCGCAACCGTCGGCGTCAACGTCCAGCCGTTCGTCACCGGGATCCAGCAACTCGTCCCGTCGGCGCAGGATGCTGCGACCAAGTCCGCCAAGGTGATGAGCGACACCTACTCGGCGGAGTTCAGCAAGATCAGCACGATCGGCGCTGCGGCGGCCCGGCAGGTGGGCGGCGAGTTCGGGCGGCTGGGCAGCGACATCAACCGGATCATCAAGCCGTTGACGATGATCGCCCCGGAGCTGGGCGCGATCGGCGCGGCGGCGGTGGTCGTGGGTGGCACCGCGCTGGCGATCAGGGGCATGGCGGACGCGGCCGTCAGCGCCGATGCCGAACTGACGAAGCTCGGCATCCACTTCGACCCCGAGGCGACTGCGAACATCGCCGCCTACACGAAGGCGCAGAAAGAGCTCCAGATCGTCTGGGACGAGACGAAGGTGTCGAGCGGATCGGGCATCGCGCTCGCGATGGCGACCATCGACACCGCGTTCGCCACCGACATCGGCACGATCGAGCGCTGGCTCGGGGACGCGGTCAAGGTCACCGACCAGATCAAGGCGATGGAGACCGCGATCCCGCGCGCGGCGGGCTTGATGGCAAGCCCGCTGTCCAACGCGGTCGCCCCCGGCACCGGGGGCACGGCCCCAGTGGACATGATGACGACGTCCACCATGACGGCGGCCGAGGCGCAGAGCGAGTACGTCCAGTCGCTCCAGGATCAGGTCAAGCTGGAACCGACGCTGGCGAAGGAGATCAACGACCGGATCGCGGCGATCAAGAAGACGAATCAGGAGCAGAAGATCGCGGATCAGATCGACTTCGCCCACCAGCAGCAGGCCGCGGCGGCCACCAAGCAGCTCACCCAGACCTACAACCAGCTTCACGACGCGATCCTGGGGCCGCGCGAGCAGATCCAGGCCGAGTACCAGCAGACGATCGACAAGATCGAGCAGTGGAAGGCCGACGGCGCGGATCTGGTGCTGGTCCACAAAGCCGAGGCCGCCGCGCTCGACCTCGAGCTGCGCAAGCTGCACGACTACGACTTCGCCCAGGAGCAGATGTTCCACCACGCCGATCGCGCGTGGGACGACTACTATGCGAAGCTCGACGCCGGCCTCGCCGATCTGAAGGTCGCCGTCGCGGACGCGGACCGAGCGATCACCAAGGCGCAGATCGCGATGTACGCGCGAGCGACTGAAGCCTCGGCCGCCTCCACCGCCCAGATCCTCGGCAACATCGCGTCGGTCGAGAGCACCGAGGTGCAGTCGCTCCAGAACCGGATCAACATGGGCGACGAGCTCACCGCCGCGCAGGTCCGGCAGGGCAACGAGGCGATCCGGACGCAGCGCGACCTCTCGATCCTCCAGGCCGGGATCTCGTCGTCGCTCGCGGGGCTGTCGACCTACACGGCGCTGACGAGCGAGTTCGTACCGCCGCCGATCGCCGCCGGGATCGCGGGGGGCGTGGCGATCTCGAGCTTCGCCGCAGCCGTCGCGGGGATCGAGGCGGGCCGGCCCGCGTTCTTCAAGTACCAGGGGTTCGGCGCCGATCAGGCCGCCCCAGCCTCGGGGGAGCAGATCGTCTCGGCGAAGGGCGGATCCGTCGACACGAGCCATGGGTCGGACTCGGGCGTCGGCCGCGCGGGCCAGGGACCCCAGGCACCGGGCGGCAAGGGCAACGTGGACCGCACCCGGGGCGGCGGTCAGATCGACTTCAGCCCGGAAGCCAGCCGCCTCCTCCGCTGGAAGCACCGCGCGGGCAAGCGCGATCCGAGGGGGCGCCGGTGAGCGCGCTCTCGCCCCGGTTCTGCCTCGCCCTGCTGTCGCGGGACCTGAGTACCGACACGCTCGCCGCGGTGGGCGCGGGCACGTTCGACTCCTCCTACACCGAGGACGGCGCCGGACCCGGAACGCCCGAGCCGCAGGAGGACGGCTCGACGTGGCGGGTCCAGATCGGCCAGGCGCAGTCGGTGGGGCTGACGGTGGGCACGGCGCGCGGCGCCTACCCCGGCCTCGACGGCGCGCAGGTGGTCTACCGCCTCGCCTCCGACAGCGCGTCCACAGACTACCGGAGCTGGGAGGACCCGATCCTGATCACGGGCTGGTCGGCGCCGACGGGCGGATGGGCCAGCAACGCCGACTGGGACCAGATCGCCGTCACCGTGATCGCCGAGACCGGCGTGATCGTGATCGTGGCGGTCGACCAGGACGAGAACGACGCGCAGACGTTCTCGTGGGACCCGCGCACCGACACCTGGACGTCGCTGTACGACTGGGACGCGGGCGCGGCCGACGGGCTCGTGCTTCCCGTGGGCCTCGCCTACGACGCCGCCCGGGCCCGGCTCCTGCTCTGGTCCGGCTACAACGCCGCGGGGGTGCGCCAGCAGACCGCCTACGAGTCGACCGACGGTGGCACGACGTGGACGATCTACGCGCGCGGGTTCGCCGAGGGCTTCACCGACGACTCGGGCACGGGCGTCGGCACCTACAGCACGACGGGCAGCTTCTTTCCGGTGCTCGGAGACGACCTCGACTGGCTCATGATCGCCAACGAGGATCTCTCCGACCTCACCCTGACGATGTCCACGCCGAACGCGGCGAACGGCGTCCACCTCGCGAGCAGCGACGCGGGCGTCACCTGGGACCTGATCACGGACCTGTCGGCGGTGGGCCCCGGGCAGCCGCTCAAGAGTCCGGCCGGGTTCGTGTACTGCAAGGTCGATCTGGCCGACTCGAACCACCTCAAGGCCGTGATCACCGCGAGCGCGCGGGCCCGGTTCTCGACGTCGGTCACGATCTCCAGCGCCCGGTCGTACTCGGGCTGTTGGGCCTGCGCGGACGCCGACGGGACGCTGTACGTCGTGGGCCGAGGCGCCTCCGGGGGCGCGACGATCGGCAAGCTGCACCTGTTCCGGTCGCTCGACGGCGGGCTGACCTGGGACGACTACGGCTGGCTCCTGTGGGACTCGGGTAGCTCGAGCCACTACCTCGACCCGCGCGCGCTCGTCGCGGCACAGGGGAAGCTGCACCTCGTCTGCACGTCGCAGGGCACCGGGACCCCGAACAGCATCCAGGTGGTCTCGCTCGGCGGCTGGTCCCAGGTCGCGCACGGGTCGGGGGCAACGAACTACGTGCGCAACCCGACGCACCGCTTCGGGTTCGGGGGCGCCGACAGCACCGCGACCAACGGCTACGCGCTCGGGTACCTGCCGTTCGCGTTGCCCGCCAACGTGGGCTGGACCGGGGTCACGACCACCGGGACGACGAGCCTCGCCGCAGCGACCCCGGCGCTGCTGCTGACGACCACCGCCGGGCAGGGTGAGACGTTCTCGGCGCAGTCGAGCAACAACGCGACCTACGCCGCCGTCGACGTCGACGTGAAGCTGGACGCCTCGGGCAACGTGACGCTCGCCACGCTCAGCACCGCGGGCGGTGGCGTCGGCTTCCAGGTCGCGATGTCGAAGGCGGGCGGCGCCGGCTGGTTCTACGTCTGCGCCGTCGACATCGGCACCGACGGGATCCAGGTCCGGGACGCGATCACGAGCGGCACGCCGTCGATCCGGTCGACCGTCTCGATGTCGATGACGAGCCAGTTCACCCGGATCCGCGTCCATCTGACGAAGGGGACGGCGACGGTCTGGTACAGCCGCGACTACGGCGTCACCTGGACCCGGCTGTCGAACGGCGTCACGATCACCGACAACGGGACCGGCGTGGCGTCGGGCGGCGACATCCTGCTCTGGGGCAACGGGACCACCCAGGTGGGGAAATCGTACTGGCGGCTCGTGGGCTTCGCCGCGGCGGCGGACTGGCAGTACGGCGTCGACGGCATCAACGCCGTCGGGGACAGCCCCGCGACCGGCCCGCTCGGCCACGCGTTCGGCAAGGCGGTCGCTCCACCCTCGTCCGGCGGCTACCCGATCCCCGAGGGCACGGCGTCCGGTGCCGATCTGGCGCTGCTGTCGGCGACGGGCGGCCCCACGCACACGGGCGAGGTCGTCGACCTGCCCGTCAGCCACCAGTACGGGGCCGAGAACATCGACCCGATCGTGAGCCCGAGCCCGCGTCGGACGTGGCGGTCGTTGGCCAACACCGCGGCGGCGTTCGTCTGGGACCAGGGCGCGAACGAGGAGAAGTCCTTCGGCGGCGCACTCGCGCTCGTCGTCTCGTCGACCGTCCGGCAGTGGGTGCTCCAGATCGACGACGGCGCCTCGCCCCCCGTCGGCTGGACGACGCTGGGTACCCTCGACCTCGCGGCGGGCACCGGGCTCACCTTCACCCGCACGGGCCGCACGATCGCACCGGACACCGGCACCGCCACCCTCTCGCGCCGGTTCGCCGAGAACGAGTTCGCGGGCGGGACGTGGACCTTCGACGACGGGACCTGTTGCAAGATCGCGTCGTCGACGGGCGGCTTCTGGACGGACAGCGCCACCGTCAAGCAGGTGTCGCTCACGCTCGAGGCCGTGGCGGGCACCGAGCCCTCGTCGGGCAGCGCCGGTATCCTGTGCGCGCCCGCCGGTGTGCTGGTCGTCTACCCGTCGAGCCAGCTCCGGCGCCGGTACGTCCGGGCCCGCGCCGCGGCGTCGCAGCCCTGCGTCGGAGGCCAGTACGAGGCCGGGTGCGTCGCGGTGGGGCGGCTCGTGGCGCTGTCCGACCCCGAGTGGACGTGGTCGGCGACGACCGGGCTCGTGCGCCAGTTCGCCACCTCCAGCGATGGCGTCACGACCGCCACCGAGCTCGGCCCGGCGGTACGGACGCTGACCTACACCTGGGGCACGGCCCCGCTCGCGTACGCCCAGACGCTCGCGACGGCGCCCGACATGTTCAAGGGCACCGGCGGCGTCGGGATCGGCTCGGCACTCAATGCGCCTGTCGACCTCCCCGGGCTCGTGGCGCAGCTCGAGTCGGGCGCGATCCCGTGCGTCGTGATCCCGCGCGCCCCGGCGGCAGCGGCGAGCACGACCGACCCGCGGCGGTTCCTCCTCGGGCGCGTCTCCTCCGGGAGCCTGTCCGTGGGCGCGTCGAGCGGCACGGAGGGTACCAACGAGTTCGCGACGGGGCCGAGCCTGTCTGTGGTCGAGCTCAAGTGACCCCGGCCTACTGGCTGCTCGAGGTCACGATCGACGGACGGGTGTTCCGCTGGTCGACGACCCGGGTCGTGGTCGAGGGGACGACCTACTTCGCCGGGCTCCAGGATCTCACCACCGAGGCGGGCGCCGATCAGGTGTCGTTCTCGGTCGTCGACCCCTCGATCGACTGGCCCGCCCTCGCGCCTCAGGCCGACGGTGGATCGGCGGTCCTCCGGCGCTGGCGGACCGACCAGGCGCTCGACCAGGCGCTCGCGGTGACGTCGGGCGAGCTGCGCGTGGGCTCGTGGGGCGCCCGTGACGACCCCTTCGCCGCTACGATCTGGCGGACCGTCGGCACCTCGCTCGGGACCGCGGTGCCCGACACGACCGCCCGGATCGCCGACGACACCTGGCCCGACACCGATCCGGACTCCGTGATCGGCGACGAAGGGCGCAGCTACCCGGTGATCCTCGGCTACCCGGGCCGGATCGACGAGTCGACGCTGGTGCCCGTAGTGCCGCTGCCGTTGGCGCAGTGGAACACGAGTGCCACGCTCACGATCGCGATCGTCGCCGAGGACGGGGCGCAGGCGATCACCTCGATCGCCGTCTACAACGCCGCGACGCTCGCGACGACCACCGAGACCGCGTCGGCGGGCACCGACCAGCTCGGGCACGATCTCCGGTACTGCGGGTTCCAGGCGGACAGCGCCGCATGGCCGCTCACCGCCGATCAGCCGCGCGAGCTGTACGCGGCGTACTCGGTCGCCGGTGGCGGGGGGCCGCGGACCGCCTACGACGTGCTCGTGTACGGGCTGCGTCGGTGGGCCCGCGACTCGGCGGACTGGGCGCGGCTGCCCGAGTCGAAGGCCGGGCTCGAGCGGTTCCTCGTCGACACCTGGATCGACGACCCGCAGTCGGACTGGTGGGCCTGGTACGAGTCCGCGCTGCTGCCGTTCGTGCCCTTCCAGATCCGCACCTCGGACCGGGGCCGGTACCTCGTCGAGCAGCGCTACGCGAGCGACCCGCGCCGTCGGGTGCGGTCGATCGACGCCGACCGGGGCGAGGCGGCGATCACGAGTGCTATCCAGCTCTCGGACACCGGCCCGTACAACGAGTTCACGGCGAACTACCGCCCCGATCGCGAGGGAGACTGGCTCGGGCGGATCCTGCTCACCGGGCGCTCGGGCGTCGTCTCGGCGCGCGCGCTGGGCGCCGACGTCTCGGCGCTCGTCACCACCGCCGACCGCTCGGCCCTCTGCTCGCGGTCGGAGGCGCGGTACGGCGCACGACCGGCCCCGTCGGTGGACCTGGATTGGTGCTGGGACGAGGGCACGGCCCGCGCGGTGCTGGCGTGGATGGCCGAGCGGGACGCGCTGCCGGCCCGGATCGCCACCTACCTCGTCCTCGACGGCGACACGCTGCGCGAGGGGGACGAGGTGCTCCTGACGGACACGCCGCGGGGGCTTGTCGACTCCCCCGCGATCGTCACCACTCCGCCGACACTGACGGCGACGGGCACAGCGATCGACTTCCGGATCCCGGCATGACGTCACGCAGCCCCGGGACACGTCTCCTTGACGACCTCCTGCTCCTTCTCGGCGCAGGCCGTGGGACTGCTGCACGGCCCCGAGCGGATGTCGAACTCCTTCCCGTTCCAGCCCGCTGCGAAGGTGTACTGCACGAGCCCGTTTGGGATCGTCTCCCAGCACTCCCAGATCGAGCACCCATTACCGACCTCGACGGGGATGCAGCCCGAGTCGGCTGGGACGCCTTGTTCTGGCTTGCACGCGACCAGCACCAACACCAGCATGCGACCTCCGTCGAGAGGTTCGCTCAGACCGCCCTTTCTATTCCAGAGGTGACCCATGGCGCGTGAGGCGAGCGGAACGCTCAAGATCGAGGCGCTGTTCGAGGAGCGCCTCACGGGGCGCGGGGTGGGCAACGACACCGCCCGGATGCCCCACAACCTGACGATCGTCGATGCCTTGACCACCACCGGGACCGCATCGGGGCAGATCGACCGCGTCTACTCCGTCAAGGACGGCTCGGTCGACGGCACCGGCACCACGATCGATCTGGTCGGCACCTCGATCACCGACGCGCTCGACACCGGGCTGACGTGCAACTTCACCAAGATCAAGGTCTTGGTGATCACGAACACCCACGCCACGAACAACCTCCTCATCGGCGGTTCGACGCACGTGCTGCCGATCCTGTCGGGTGGCACCGACCACCTGGTGCTGGCGCCCGGTGAAACGTTCGCGTGGGACTTCGGGGCGGGCGGGCGCACGCTGACGAACTCGAGCACCGACGAGCTCAAGCTGGCGAGCAGCGGCAGCGCCACCACCTACTCCGTCGTGATCGCCGGCACGAGCGCCTGACGTGCCCAACCGTGCCGCCGCGTCCGGGCCCTGGCTCACCGACGTCGACCCGACGTCGGGCGAGGACCGGACCGCGGGCTACACGACGGGCGACACGTGGGTCAACACCGCCACGCCCTCGATCTGGGAGCTGGTCGACCACACGACGGGCGACTGGCGGCAGGTGTACCCGGGCGGCGGCGGCTCCGGCACCCCGGCCAGCACCGTCGTCGACGAGCGGACGCTCAACCACGCCGCGTCCGCCGTCGGCGTGTCGACGGACTATGCGCGGGCCGACCACACCCACGGGGCGCCCGCGATGCCGTCGGCCTCCGACGTGGGCGCGGTCCCCACGACCCGCACGCTGACCGGCACCGCGCCGATCACGGTCGACGGGGACAACAGCCCGCACGATCTGAGCGCCGACCGGACGATCGCGGTCGCGACGGCGACGACGGGAGCGCTCGGCGTCGTGATCCTCGCGACGCCGAGCGCAGACACCACGGCCGGCCACGTGGTGCAGGCCAGCGACGCGCGGCTGTCCGACTCCCGGGCTCCGAGCGGCTCGGCGGGCGGCGACCTCACCGGCACCTACCCGAACCCGACGATCGCGTCGCATGCCGTCACCGGCGCGAAGTTCCGCCAGAGCGCCGGCTACTCGCTGGTCGGCGTCACGGGCAGCTCGACGGCGGACGTCGCCGACATCACGGCCGCGGCCGACAACACGATCGCCGGACGCAAGGGCACGGTCGGGTTCTACACCATGGCCGCCTGGCTCGCTGTTCTGCTGACCGTCGCCGGCGACATGATCACGTTCGACGGCACGAACGTGATCCAGTCCGCAATGGTCAACCCCGGATTCGGCAACGGCGCGGACGGGAACGTGACGTACTCGGCGAACACGACGCTGGCCGCCAATGTCAACGCCGGAAATATCACGGTCAACTCGGCCGTCCGCGTCACGGCCGCGGGGTTCCTGATCCGGGCGACGGGTACGTTGACGCTCACGGATAATACGAGCTTCATCTCGAACAACGGCGGCGCGGCTTCGGGCGCCACCGGTGGGACGCAGGGCGCGACCGCCACCCTCGGAGGCGGATCGGTCGGCGGGAACGGCAAGTCGATCGCCGCCGCTGGCGACGCGTCGGGGAGCCGGACCAACTCGTGGCCGTTTTCGACCTCGGCCACGAACACCGGCAAGGGGGGCGACGGGGGCAGCGACGGCGCGGGCCACGCGGGGGGTGCGGGGACGACCCCGGGCGCGGTCTCCGCGAACTCCAAGAGCTTCGGGTTCGCCTCCTACGACTTCGGGAGTACGGGCGGCGCCGGCGCGCTCACGAACCTCACCGGCGGCTCGGGCGGTGGCGGCGGGGGCAGTCCCGGCTCCGGCTCGACGTCGGGCGGCGGCGGTGGAGGCGGCGGGGTGCTGATCGTGTGGGCGTATATCGTGACCGGCTCCGGCCTCATCGAGGCGAACGGTGGCACGGGCGCCGACGCGACGGGGACCAACGCGGGCGGCGGTGGTGGTGGGGGTGGAGGCGCCTCGATCCTGGTGACGCACCTGATCCAGGGGTCTGCGCCCACCGTGAGGGCGTCGGGCGGCACCCACGGCGGCAAGGTCGGAACCGGTAGTGTCGGCAGCGACGGCGCAGCCGGCTACGCTGAAACCCGGTTGATCGCATGAGCGAGAGGCAGGCCAAGGCCGAGATCCGGACGCTGCGGGAGCAGGTGCGGGCGCTGTCCCCCGTCGAGCCCGCGGGAGAGGGGGAGATCGTCTACCTGCTGATCCCGCATCCGGCGCCCCACGACGACGCCGAGATCTGCCGGCTCTCGGTGGCACTGGGCTGCAACGCGGTGATCAGCGGGACCGCGGCGCACACCTACCATGCGCAGGCGCTCGTCGCGGGGCTGGACCTCAGCCGGCCCGTGATCTGGCGTCACCGGCGAGCGCCCGAGTCGCCGCGGGCGCTCGACCCCGCCGAACTGCTCGCCCGGATCGAGGAGCTCGAGCGGCAGATCCGCGCCTACCCCAAGCTCTGACCCAGGAGATCCCGTGCCCAGTCGTCCCGTGTCCTACGACTACAGCGAGGCCACCGACTACAGCGCCAAGTCGACACTGACCTTCGTATACGGCACCACGCCGACCTACCAGATCGACGGACAGGCCGTCACCGTCGTGACCGACCTCGGTGGCGCCGGTGGGCTCCGCGCGACGTTGCAGGAGTTCATCGCCGACGACGCGGATGGCCAGACCGACGTCACGGACCTGCAGAAGCGCACCCAGGGCGGGATCGTCGTGACTCGATCCTCCGACCTCTCGACGGTCGTGATCGGCCCTCGACCCGGCGTCCCGTGGGTGCGCGCCGTCGCGCTGCACGACCTGCTCGTAGCCCTCGGCTACTGACGCGCCGTCACGGGGTGAGGCACCGGTAGACGACGTACAGCGCGACCAGCACGACGAGTCACCCCACGACCACGATCGAGAGGTGCTCTCGTCGCTCGTCGCTCACGGGCGCTCCGGACCGTACGTCCCCACGACGTACCCGTCGAGGCGGTCGAACAGCGGCGCCTCGGTGGGCTCCCCGAGGGCGCAGGCGCAGGTGCCCTGCTCGACGTCGACGACCCCGCGGCCTCCCTGGCCCGGGTGCTCGACCTCGACTGAGGCGCAGTGGTCTGCACAGGCCAACTGCACCGCCGCGCCGTACCCGGTGGCCTGTCGCCAGAGCCAGTAGGGCACCGTCGAAGCAACCGTTAGAATCAGGAAGATCCGGACCACAGGCATCGGGTGTCGATCCATCGACCAATCTGCTAACCGATCCACTGCCGGATCCGCACTAACGATATATCGACAGTTCGGCTATTATATCGACCAGCGGAGGTCAGCGTGGAATCTGCGATCCTGTCCGTGATCCCGGTCGAGTTCCTCCAGGAGCTCGCCGCGCAGGCGCTCCAGGAGCAGAAGCTCGCGGTCCCGGAGATCGTCGCCGAGCTCGTGGCGCTCACGATGCGCCTTGGGGTCCTCAAGCGGATCAAGGAGCCCTGGCGAACGGTGGTCGCCAAGTTCGAGAAGCAGCTCCTCACCTTCGCGATCTCGGAGATCGTCAAGGTGGCCGAGGACAAGCTGATCGCGGCTGGCCTGCTCCCCGCCCCGGCCCCGGCCGCCTGATGCACACCAAGACGACCGATGAGACCCTGCCGCCCCGCGACTTCGGCTGGGCGATCCGCGCGCTGAAGGCCGGTCACCGTGTGCGGCGAGCCGGCTGGAACGGGAAGGGGATGTGGATCGCGCTGACGCAGGGTCCGCACCTGCACCGCCACCCGACCTCCGCCGGCGACCCGACCGGTTGGACCGGGCGGCTGAACGGCGCTGCTGCTGCGCTGCAGACCGCGGAGAGCCCCGACGAGATCCGCATCGGCGACCACATCGACATGCGCGCAGCCGACGGCTCCCTCGTGATCGGCTGGCTCGCGAGCCAGACCGACATGCTGTCCGAGGACTGGGAGTTGGTGATCTGATGCGTCGCGTCCTCGCGATCGGTGCGGTGCTCGCGGGCATGCTGCTCCTGCTCGTCGCGATGTCGGCGCTCGCCGAGCCACCGCAGTGGCCTCCGCCGGAGGTGACGACCCAGCCGCACCCCGACCCGGCCGCCGCACCCCCGATCCCCCCCGCTGTGTCCACCGGCGCCCCGGCGGTGGACGCGGACACCACCGGGGCCGACTTCCTCGGATGGGTGACGGTCCTGCTCAAGCTCGCGACGGCGTTCGGAGCCGGCGTGGGCTCGGGCGGGCTCGGCTACCACCTCACTTGTCGTCGGGACCAGCTCTCGCTCAGCCGCGGGCCGATGGATCTCGACGCCCTCAAAGCGCAGCTCGACCGGATCGAGCAGCGCCTGGAGTGGATACCAGCGGAGATCCCACCGTCCCGCTCCCCGCCGCGTCCCGCGGACCTGCCCGCGCCGCTGCCCCTTCCCGCAGCGCAGCCCACCATCGTGACGCCGCTGTGATGCCGGGCTCCGATGTCCTCGAGCGGATCCGGGCGGAGCTCGGCGGGTCGGGGGCGCTCCAGGGGCCCGTCTACTCCCCGTCCGGCCGCGAGCTGACGTCGAGCGAGGCGGTGGAGTGGCGCGTCACTCGGGTGGACGCGAAGCTCGAGCTCATGATCGAGCTCGGGCGCGAGCCTCAGGCGACGCTCGGGATCCCCGACCTCCGGCCGGTGCCCGTGTGGGTGCAGGCGGCCGTGCTGTCGATCGGGGTGGGGCTGTTCGTGACGCAGGGGTTCGGCCTACTCGCGGTGCTGATCCTCTGGATCAAGGTCTGACGGAGGTGTCCGTGCCCTGGTGGCCGTTCAGCCGGAAGCCCGCCTCCCCCGTCGACGCGCCTGCGCCGATCGAGACCCCGCCCGTGCCCGCTCCGCCCGCGCCGGTGCCGATCGTGACGCCCCCCGTGACGCCGGCACCGGTGCTGGCTCCGACGCCGGCCGGGGTGTGGTGGTGCTCCCAGTTCCCGGGCAGTCGCGACCTCGCCGACCTCGCCGAGCCGTTCCGGACGTCGGTCGAGCGCTTCGTGGCCGACCTGCTCTCGCGCGGGTGCCGGGTCGAGATCACCGCGACGCGCCGCCCCGAGCAGCGCGCCTGGCTCATGCGCCAGGCGTGGGACATCGTCCACGGGCTCGTGCGGCTCGACGAGGTCCCGGTGCGGCCGGACATCCCGGTCCAGCCCTGGACGCTCGTGGGGGCGCTCGACATGCGCGCCGAGTACGGGCTCGTCGTCCGCCCGGCGCTCGACAGCCGGCACATCCAGGGGCTCGCGATCGACATGCGCGTGGGCGACTGGATGGCTTCCGACGAGGAGCTGGGGGCGCTCGGGGCGTCGTTCGGGGTCCACAAGCTCGCTGGAGACGCTGTTCATTGGAGCTCCGATGGCCACTAGCACCGACCCCCAGCCCGAACCGCGCCCCTCCTACTTCTCGGAGGTGACGCTGTCCGACGAGGGGAGCCGACCCGACGATGCGGCGGAGGGCGTACTGCTCCACCGCCGCGTCCCGAGCCGGGCCGGGCTGCCGCTGACCGAGGCGGTGGGTCGGCTCGTCGAGCGGCTGGGCAAGGCCGAGGTGAGGCTCCACCGGCTGGAGGTCGCCGGCGGGGTCGTGGCCGGCGTACTACTCGGGGTCGTGGGGCTGGCGCTCGCGGAGGCGGTGCTGCTCGTCGTACTGTGGAGGGGGCTGTGACCAGCGGGACCGTCGCCTACCTGAAGAAGCACCTGGACCCGCGCCCACTGTCGATCACGGCCAACTCCGAGGCCGAGGGCGTCTTCGACCGAGACAGCGCGTACCGCGACCAGACCCAGAGGACCCGCAACGTCGTCCGCGGGATCCTCGAGGAGTTCGAGCGGCAGGCGGTCCCGGACGACACCCTCGTGCCTGCGCTGCCGACGCCCGAGGACCGGTGGGCGTGGCTGTCGAACGCGGTCAAGGGCGGGATCGTCGGCGCGGCGCTGGCGCTCCATCTCGTCGAGGTGACTGTGATCGCGTGGCTGGTCCTCGACGCGGCGCGCCGCTAGCCCCTCTCGGGGCGCTCGCTACGCCTGGACGATCCGGTAGAAGTGGACCGCCGTGCGGCCCTCCTCCATCCACTCTCCGTTCCGGAGTCGGACGGCGCCGAGCTCGCGGAGCCTCGTGTGCGCTTCGCGCTTCGAGTCGACGACGATCTCCGACCGCCACTCGAACCCGCCCGCCCGCAACGTCTGCTTCTCGATCGTGTACACGACACCTCCTTAAATTGCCCCTCTCGGGGCGCCCGTCAGAACAGGACCACCCCGACCAGGTCGCTGGCGCCGACCACCCGGAGGTCGGTCCGCCAGGCGCGGGGGAGCGGGCTCCAGGTCCGGGCGCGGGCCCAGATGTGGGGCTCGTTCTGGCGGCGGGCGAGGGTGGCGGCGTTCGCGAGGGTCACGAGGCGGGTGTAGGCGGCGCGGGTCACGGTCAGGGTGCGCATCTCGTCCTCCGATGCTTATACTCTATCAGAGTCTCTGTACTCTGCAAGGGTATTTGTAGAGGCGAAGATCGTGCCAACTACTCCGAGCCGCCGCGGGGTCCGGAGAACCGCTTGCGAGCCCGCTCGCGGGCGGCGTCGGTCGATCGGCCGTCCGGCTCGACCTCTCCCCCGAGCGCGGCCGTCCGGAGGTACTCGGACCGGGGCACCTCGCCGCGGCGCTCGTCGAGTAGCGCCGCCTCCGCCTCGGTCAGCCACGTGGTGACGCAGACCGAGCGCCGCTGGCTCACCGGGGGCGTTCCGCGGCGTCGCGGGCCACCTGCATCTCCTCCCGGTCGATCGGCTGGCCGTCGATCCGCTCGGCGCAGATCGCGACCCTGTTGCTCCCGGCCGGGATCTTCCGGCTCCGGCGCTGGGCCTCACGGACCGCGATCTCCAGCGTGGCGTGGGTGCTGAAGACCTGCACCCGCTCGCTCCCGTTGTACTGGGCCACCTGGAACACTGCTTCCGACGGGTTCATCTCGTCTCCCGGTCGGTCGGCGTCCATCGCCTCCCGACACCAATACTCTATCAGAGTCTCTGGACTCTGCAAGGGTATTTGTGGTTACGCGGGGCGTGTAACTGAGGCTGGGCCAGACCTTGGGCCAGATGGGGGTGGCTGGGGGTGGAATGCCTGGCCCAGCCACCCCGGCGATCAGCCTACCGCCTGCCTTCTACGGGGCTCCGGCTCCCCTTGGGAGTACTCGTTTCACTGGTTCGACCTCGACTCCGTAGGAGGTTGGGCCAGGAGCTGGGCCAGACTCGCGAGCTCGACGAGCATCTTCGCGAACCCGATCGGGCTCGTCTCCGCCTCCCGCTTCCGCAGACGGGGAAGGTGGGTTCGTCCGCCGCCGTTCGACAAGAACGACACGAGGGCCGTCGCCTCGGGCCTCGACCAGTCGAGCGAGGGCGGATCGGGGCCGACGTAGTACAGCCACGTCAGCTTCTGGGCCCGGTGGCCGTACGCCGCCTGGCTCACCTCGGTCAGCCAGCCCGGACCGAACAGCTCCCGCTGCCAACCGCGCGGGGGTGGGGTCGGCAACCCGTACCGCGGCCAGGCCAGCGACCAGGCGGGGTGCTCGAGTACGCCGCCCCAGCGACGGACGGACGCGAGCGCGCTCTCGAAGCACCCGCCGTCGTCACCGACGCGGTAGCCGTACCGGGCCTCGACGACGCGCGCGATCCGGCACCACCGCTCGCACGGCGGGTGCGTGACGACGCGACGCGGGCCTGCGTAGAGCCTCGCGTCCCGCGCCTCGTCCCACCAGTCCACTACGAGGGACGGGTAGGGGCCGTCAGCGCGCACGAACAGCGCGGACACGTCAGCGGTCACCCCACCTCCTCGAGCTTCCTCGTCACGGGGAACCGTTCATGGCGCCCTCCCGAGCCCGTCACGCAGGCGACCCCACCGGACCAGCTCCTCCTCCAGCACCAGCGCCGCGCGCTCGGCCTCCAGTACCGCTTCGGCGGCAGCGCGACGGGCGTGGTGCAGCTCGGCGGCGGCCTCCTCGACGCGCCACTGCGCCTCCTCGAGCATGTCGAGCGGAGTGAGGATCGGGAGCGCGCTCACGGCGTCCTCCCGAGCCGGAACAGTTCCCACGTCCGCGGGAACTGCTCGGCGACGATCGACCCCACCGCCTCGGCGAACTGCCGGATCTCCCACTGCGCCGCGGGGTCCATCCGGAGCGTCAGGAACCCAAGCCAGTTGCGCAGGTTCGCGCTGGCCCGCATCCGGCTGTACCGGGCCACGGGCATTCCGAGCCGGGCCAACTCCTTGGGGACGCCGCACGCGAGCGCGATCTCGTACGCGGTCTGGAACGTGGCGTACTGGCCCGCCAGCGCAGACCGGAACGCCTGCGCGGCCTCGACGCTCAGGAGGTCAGCCCCCCGGAGCGCGCCGGCCTGCCGGTTGCCGGAGGCCGGCATCATCAACCGCTCGACGGTGGGCAGGTAGTGCAGTTCGGGCAGCGGGGCGTACCGAGCCGACATCTCGGAATACGACTGCGTCCGGTGCCGATGCCACTCGCGGAAGACGAAGATCGGAGCCTGGATCTCCAGCACCATGCCGGCGAACTCGAACGGCGTGCTGTGCGCGTGCTGGTACAGGTAGGCCAAGAGCTTCGCGTCGGAGTCCCAGCCACGGAAGCTGGCTTGAGTGCTCTGGCGGGCGGCTTCGATGATGCCGCACTCGTGGTCGACGATGAGGTCACCGTTGGCGTCCTCCCTGTCGGTCTCGCCCGCGTCCCCGTGGCCCCACACCTCGACGAGCCGGACGTAGCCGTGGTCGAGGACCGTCAGGTGCGGGCTCACCGCTGCCCCCGGTACGCCCGCGGGTCGGCCTCGCCGAACTGCACGTGGCGGGCCATCTGGCGGTACCAGCGCGCTTTCTCGAGATCGACCTCGGCCGGCCCCTTGTGCCCGGCCCGCAGTTCGTACTTGCGAGCGTTCCCGATGCAGAACGCCGCGAACCGTTCGTCGCCCAGCTCCTCGCGGATGATGTCGATCGCCTCGCGCCCCGTCGCCGTGTACCGGCTCGGGGCCGCGTCGAATCCCGTGTCATCGTTCACGCCGCACCTCCCGCCGTCTGCTCGTCGCGCCCGGCCCACTCCAGGATCGCGACCCGCAGCGACGGATCGGCGAGGCGGCGGAGGAGTTCGGCCCGCTGCTCCGACGACAGGTACGCCGGTGTGGTCTTGCCCTGCGCTTCGCGGTACGCCGAGAGCACCTCGAGCGGTACCGCGGGCTCCACGAGCTGCCCGAGCAGCCCCTCGAACCGCTCGCGCTCCACCGTCGTCCACCGCTGGCCTCCCCCGCTCGACCCCTCAGGGCCTGCACCACGAGCAGCCGAGGACGCGCCCGACACTCCGGACGCCGACGTCGAGGGGGGAGGCGAAGGGCGGCGCTGGTCGTGGTGCTGCTGCGCCGAGTCGGCGTCGCGACGAGGGGGCGGCTCGCGGTGGCGCTCGGCGTCCTCACCGGTCGGGACCAGGAAGGTGTGCCGCAGCGCATACTTGAGGGCGCCCGTCATCGCCTTGTAGACGCCCTTGTCCTCCCCGTCGATCCCGCAGCCGGGCGCTTGCACGGTCCTGCACTCGCCGCTCGCGTGCAGCAGGGCGTAGGTGACGAGCACCTCCGTGCGCCACTGGGGCTTGCCCTTGCCGTCGGGGCTGTGCTCTACCGTCTTGACGTCTACCCGCTCCGGGATCATCGCCAGCCCGACCTCTGCCATGGCGGGCTGCAACACCGTCAACAAGTCCTCGTCGCTCGCGTACGAGTAGCGGTGGAACGTGTTCTTCCCGGTCTCGGGCACGTACCGTACCCGGGCCATGACGGCGCAAAGCGCCTTGGCAAGCTCGCTCACAGGTGCCTCCAAGCACGATTTGTGGTGATGCGGTGGACGGCAGAGCGACTGATGCCGAACCGCTCCGCCAGCGCCTTCAGGCCATCCGCCTTCGCGGCACGCATCGCGATCACGTCCTCGTCGGTCAGTTTGCTGTGCGCGTTGCGGACGCCAGCGCTCGTCTGATGGAGGACCCGATCGGCCGAGTTCTCTTCTCTCGTTCCGTAGGCGAGGTTCTCCAGCCTGACGTCGGCGCGGACGCCGTTCAGGTGCCTGATCTCCAAGCCGGGTGGCCTCGGCCCAACGAACGCTTCGAGGACCAGGCAGTGGACGCGCCGAAGCACCTTGCGTCCGGGGGCGGTCAACGTCACGCGCGGGTAGCCATGGACGAGCGCCGGCGCGAGGACTCGACCCCTGCGCACGTTGAACCGGCCGAGCGTGAAGACCTGCCGATCGAACGACCGCACGCGCCCAAGGCTGCTGACCTCATAGAAGTCCTCGAAGCCCACGACCGCGCGCCACTCCTCGACCTGCGCAGCCGCGCTCGCGGCCGACAGGGGGCTCGTGGTCGTCTCGTCAGCCACGGCGAACCTCCAGGTTCAAGGTGTCAATCCACTTGGACAGGCTGCGGCGGCTCACGGCGTCCTCCCCGGCGTCCAGTCCTCGAGCACGCGGCCGTCGGGGTCCAGCACCGCGAGCCGACACCGGGCGTCCCACTGGATCGCGCGGCGGGTCAGCGCGGCCGCCAGCACCTCCGCCGGCACCCACCGGAGCGCCGCGAGCGCGACCCTGCGCATCGTCTCCTCGTCGACGGGAGCCACGGGGCGGAGGGCCTCCAGCGTCTCGCGGAAGGGGAGCGTCACGGCCGCCCCCACCAGCACCCGCAGCGCGGGCACGGCTCGGAGCCGACGTGCAGCCCGCACCCGTCGCACCGGGGTGGGGCGAGGAAACCCGTGAGGGCCTTGTCGGGCGGCCGGAGGGGGCCCACGACCCCGAGGCCCGTCAGCGCGGCGAGCGTACCCACGCAGGTCAGCACCGCCCCGACCAGGGCGAGGGCGCAGGTCGACAGATCCGAGAGCAGGGCGATCACGGCGTGCCTCCGAGATGGGTGGCGACGAGCGCGAGGGCGAGGCGGTCGATCCAGCGCGCGCCGTCGGGGAGGAGGCGGGCGTCGGTGGGGTCGAGGTCGGCGAGGGCGGGGACGACGTTCTCCACAGCCCGGGAGTAGGCCCAGCCGGTGAGCGGAGGGTCGCGCCTCGGTTGGTTCGCGAAGACCCGGACGCCGAGGCCGAGCTCGCCAAACAACCAGATGGCCAACGGAGGATCGGCGCGGGCCGAGTAGCTTCGCCACCCCGGCGCCGTACACCCCACCTCCAGCCCCACCCGGCCCGCGCACCACCGCGCGACCCGGTCCGCCGTGGCGCTGTCCGAGAGGTTGGCGTCGAAGTCAGCGGGGTAGTGGAGGTTGCTACCGTCCTCGTTGACGTCGTCGGCGAGGAAGACGTGGACGCCGGTCGAGAGCGTCACGAGACCGGCGGGCAAGCCGTCCTCGCCGATCACGCGCAGCCCCACCGGGTCGAACCCGGGCAGCCTGTCGAGCGGCACCCGCAGGCGCGCCAACTCCTCCGACGTCAACGTCACGGGGCACCTCCGGCCCACTGGGCTTGCGCATCGCGCCAGTAGATCCACTGTCCATCGACCAGGAAGCCCCACGAGCGGCGTCGCGGGCCGGTCCACACCAGCGTCCAGACCGGACGGTCGATCACCAGGCGATGCAGATCCTCGGCCTGGCGGCGGACCAGCGAGCACCACGGCCACCGGCGTGTCCCGGTCGGCGTGATCTCGGTGTACCCGCCGGTCAACAGCAGCGACCAGAAGTCCCACGGGTGGTCGTGCAGCGCCCGCGCCTCATCGGATCGGAGGATGTGGTGCAAACGAACCGTGAACCACGGGGTCTGCAGGTACCAGCGGCTCATGTAGGAGCCGATGTGGTTTGGGCCGAGGAACCACCGACTCGTGGTGCGGGCCCACGGCAGTCGACTGCGATCGAACAGCTTCACGGCTCCTCCTCGGGCGCGTCGAGCACGACGACGCCCAGCAGACGGTGGGTGGGGTCGGACGCCTGGACCGCGTCCAGGCAGGGGAGCACGGGCACGCCCTGGCTCCGCAGGAGGTCGAGCTCGGTGCGGCCAATGCGGCGCCTCGGCCACACCTCGCCCTGGGGCGGGCTGAGGCGGACGGCGATGAGCGGGTGGGCGGTCATGGCTGCACCCGCCCGCGCGCGCAGTCCGCGGCGTCGTGGCGGACCGTGACGGTCCCGTCGCAGTCGAACCAGGTGTGGCACACGCGCCCCGCGTTGCTGGCCGCTGGCTCCCCGAGCCACCAGCGGGCACCGCAGCACCGACACCACCAGGCGCCGCTGACCACCGACCACGCGATCGCCGCGACGTCGCAGCCGCAGCGGACGCCAGGTGCCGGGAAGGGCTGGCCGTCGCGAGCGGAGATCCCCAGTGGGAGGTTCACAACACCCTCCCCGCGAGGAGCGCCCGCTCCGCCAACGTCTCCGCCGCGTCCGCGGTCACCGCGCGATGCGTCCGTCCCTCCCGATCCGTGACGGTCCAGAACGGGGCAGCGAACACGACCCGGACGCCGTCCTCGGTGATCGAGGCGCACGACGGGGCGTGGGCCACGAGGCGGTGCGCGGCCCGGCGGGCGGACTCGAGCACGCGCGCGCGGGTCTCGGCTACGATGTCGTCGAGGAGGTCGTCGATCACCAGCCACCTCCGAGCAGCGTCCAGCCCACTTCCTGGACCGAGGCGTCGGCGGCGTCGCGCGCCTCGGAGGGGTCGAGGAACGACTCGCCGGTCTCGTGGCCGAACACGAAGGCCAACCACGGTGCTGAGGGCGTGTCGCGGGAGACGTGGCAGACCGCCTCGTGCTGCTCGACTCGCCCTTCGCGGTCCATGCGGACGACGAGCGGCCAGCGGGTCCACGCCTCATCGCCGTCGGACCCCACGGACCGGTGCCACGCTTGCGCGATCTGCGCGCCCTCGACGAGCTGCGCGTAGGTGGCGGGCGACTCGCGCAGGTAGGTCCGGATCGCCGGCAGCGCGTCGGCGCTGGACTGGGCGAGGATCCGGGCGAGGACCGCGGAACGCTTCGTGGCGGTCACGGCTGCACCAGCTCGGGCCACGCGCCCTGGTCGAAGCGGGCCGCGAAGTCGGCGCAGGCTGCGGGCAACGGCACCTGCTGCTCGTCGGGGCCCCAGACGTGCCGGTCGCCGACCCACCAGTCGCCGTAGCCGTGGTCGGCGAGGTAGGCGGCCAGCGGGCACTCGTACAGGCGGCCGGGACGACCCTGGATCTGCAGGTCGAGGAGGTGGGAGGCCACCTCATCGGGGGTAGTGCCGAGACGGGCCAGGAGCGCCGCCGGGGACGGGGGCGTTGGGACGCGAACTCGAACGGGGATCGGCAGGGTCATGCGACCTCCAGCACGGGCGGCGACGGGAAGTGGCGGCGGATCGCCTCGCACGAGCGCAGGCGCGAGGCCCGACGAGCGGCGTAGGCGTCGGCGTAGGCGGCGGCGGCGTCGGCGTAGGCGGCGTCGGCGTCGGCGGCGGCGTAGGCGGCGGCGGCGGCGGCGTAGGCGTAGGCGTAGGCGGCGTCGGCGGCGGCGGCGGCGGCGGCGGCGTCGGCGGCGGCGTAGGCGGCGGCGGCGTAGGCGGCGGCGGCGGCGGCGTCGGCGGCGTAGGCGGCGGCGGTTCTCGCGCGCTGCACCTCCTCGATCGTCGCCTCGCCACGGGTCCACGCGCGCGCCGTCTCGATCGCTCTGCGAGGGCGGTCCTCGCCGGCCGGGACGTGGACGAGGGCCGGCTCGGCGCAGTCGCACGCCGCGAGGACGAGGGGTCGACGATCGGCCCCCGTGCGACCGAGAAGCCAGAACAGCCAGTCCGGGCGCTCGCACGCAGCCCACGCGGTCTCGGCGTCGGGCTGGGTTCGGCACCAGACCACGGCCTCCGCACAGGGGCGGAGCGGCAGCAAAGCGTCGGACCAGTGGGCGATCATGCGGCCTCCAGGGACTCGCCCTCGGCGATCAGCTCCACGATCCGGGTCTGGTCCAGCAGCGCCTCCAGCTCGCCGAGGCGGAGGTCCGGGGTGCTCCGGCGCAGGTCCAGCAGCGAGCGGGCCTGGCGGACCGCCTTGGGGTCCCGGCCCGACAGCGTCTCGAGGAGGTAGGCGCGGCGGTCCCGCACCGTCGCGAGGGCCGCCTGAAGCTCGGGCGACTCGAGGTTGTGGTGGGCCTGCGCCCGGTCGGCCGGGCTGGCCTCGGACAACCGAGGGAAGCCCAGCAACTCGCGGGCGTCCGACAAGTCGAGGATCGTGGTGCCGAGGCGCTTGAGGCGGTCGGCGAGGTCGCGGCGCTGGCCCGGGGTCCACGTCGCCGGGGCGGCGTGGCGCTGCAGCGGGACGACCGGGATCGGGGCGGTCACTTCCGCACCCCGATCTCGACGTCGAACAGGCGATCGGCTTCGGCCTCGTCGATGAACCAGAGGCCCGTGATGATCGTGGGCTCGGGGTCGGCCTGGCGCTCCATCGAGGTCGCGTCCTCGTCGTCGCGCTCCTGCTGCGCGACCGGATCGAGGTACGGCCACCCGTCGGCCGCGAGCCGGGCGCGGGCCTGGATCTCGAGGTCGAGGATCCGCTGGTAGTACTCGGTCTGGGCGCGCAGCCCGGCGCAGGTCGGCGGCGGCGCGGGGGAGCGGCGGCCGCTCGGGAAGTCGGTGCGCGAGGGGGCGAAGTCGGGGGTCGGGTCGCGCTCGTCGGGGGTGAGGATCATGTTGGGCTCCGTTCGTCAGGTACAACATGACGATATCGGAGCCCGTTCCGGCGGTCAAGTACCGCCTGACGATTTCAGGTTACATGGCGTTGCAACCTGGTGATCATGTCAATGATTACCTGACGATCCGCGGGGGGCAGCACGGACAGCGTCCTGCACACGTCCGCAAGCTCGATCGGGACGCGGATCGCGACGGAAGGATCCGCGGACTGGACCAGGTCCACCTCGAGACGGAGACCCAGCGCCCGGGCCCACGCGGCGAAGGCGTCGATCTTCGGCTGGGTCTTGAACTCCTCCCAGTCCTGCAGGGATTGCTTGGACAGCTTGTCGCGACCCCACTCGCGCGCGACCACGTCCGCCGTCTCCTGCAGGGACCAGCCCCGCCGGATCCGCTCCGCCTTCAGTACGGAACGGAGCCACCGAGCGTGATCCGTACCCCTGCCCACATCGTCCTCCAGCACATGACGCGCGCCGGTAACCGGGCGCTCGTCAGGCTGTTCTTGACGACTCCACTGTTCCTCTGATACGTCCATCGTCAGGCCCCCCATGACGAGGGAATGTATGTCCGTTGCGCGACTGATCCAAGAGAGACTCAAAGAGTTGGGTATGAAGGCGCCCCAGCTCCGGATCGAGCTGGACCGGAAGGGCGTCAGCGTCTCTCGGGCGGCGGTCCACGCCTGGTGCACGGGCATCGATCGCCCTCGTCCGGCGCACGTCCTCGCGTTGTGGGAGGTGCTCGTCGTCCCGCTCGAGGAGCGCCCTCGTTGGATGGAGGCGCTCGCCGAGCCGCGGGCGGAAGCATGACCCGCCTCCGCGTCTCCCGGGCCTCGCTCGCGGCGCTCGTCGCCAAGTCCTCGGCCGCTCCCTCCGCGCCTCGCCCGAGCAGCACCTCCCGGGACGTGGAGCGGAGCGGTCCTCGAGCGTGGACGTCGGTCGGACCCGACACGGAGGTCGCGTGACGGTCACCCGCTCGGGGGCGCAGGTGCTCGAGGCGGACCTACTCCGCCTGCTCGCCGATGGTCGGCCGCGCTGGGCGGAGGAGCTGGCCACGGCGACGGGTCGGGCGGCGCTGTCCGTCCAGAACCAGCTCCGGGCCATGGTTCGGCGAGGGCTCGTGCGCGTCACCTGCCGGCGCCCGTTCACCGTGGTGCGGACGTGATCCGCGGCGCTCACACCAACCTCGTCCCGCCGCGACTCCGGTACGTTGGGACGCCCGCGGCGGTCGACGTCCGGATCGAGGGCTGGGAGCGGCTCGTCCGCCTGTACGGCTGGGAGGACGGGTCGTCGCTGCGGCGTCCGGACCTGACGCCTCGCGCTGGTCCGCACGCGGCGGGCTGCGACTGCTGCGCGTGTCTCGGTCGGGTCGGCGTGGGGCTGGCGGGGGTGCGGCCGTGAGCGTGCTCGTCGATCTCTGCGCCGGCACCGCCTCGGTCTCGCTGTACGCGATGGCCCGGATCGGCCCGCTGTGCGGGTTTATGGGCTCCAAACGTCGCTATGCCCCGGCGCTCGTCCAGGCGCTCGGGGTCGACCGGCCCGATCGGGTGGTGCTGGTGGACGCGGGGCCGTGGGGCGACGTGTGGACGGTCCTGCAGGACGAGTTCCACCGGGCCCGCGTGGCGCAGCTCCTCGAGGTCTGGGCCCTCGAGGACGTCTCCGCGCTGTGGGAGCGTCTCGTCTCGCGGGCGCCCTCGGCGGACCCTGCCGAGCGGGTCGCTCAGTTCCTCTGGCTCCAGGCCCGTGCGGCCGGCACGATCCCGATCTGGTGGTCGGCGGAGCACCAGCGTTGGCGGTCGCCGACGGGCGCGGTCGACGCCGCCGCGAGCTGCGACCTCGCCTCGATGACGAAGGGTCTCCCCGATCGCGTCGGGCGCGTCTCGAGCAAGGGCATCGCGCCGTCGGTCGCGGGACGTCGCGGGTGGGGCTCAGGACGCCGGACTGCCGGGCTGATCGCGCGCCGGGTTCGCGCCCTCGATGTTCTGCCCTGGGACCGGATCGAGGTGATCCACGGCGACGTGCGCGAGGTCGCCCCGATCCCGGGCGCCGTCGTGATCCTCGACCCGCCCTACGTCGGGTGTCCCCGCTACCCGGTCCTCTTCCCGCGTGCCGACGTCCTCGAGGTCGCCGAGCGGCACGCCGCGGTCTCCCGCGTCGTCGTCTGCGAGGCCGAGCCACTCCCGCTCGACGGGTGGACCTCGAGGCGTCTCGCCGAGCGCGAGTGGGTGACCGCGTCCTGGCCGATCGCGCTGCCCGAGCAGCTCGACCTCTGGAGGGCCGCTTGATCCCGATCCTCCTCCGCCTCCGCCTCGGGGCCGAGCTGCGCCTCGTGACGGTCGATCCGGCGCTGGCCCAGGCACTGCGGGACCAGCCGGGCGTCGCGCGCTGCTGGGTCGTGCGGTGGAGGCGCCGATGACGCGCTGGTGGCGGATCGACGGTCGGTACTTCGTGGCTGGGCTGCGGGTCGAGGGCGGCACGGTGGTCGAGGCCGCGCCGATCCTCGCGTGGACCGTGGGCCGAGTGTGGACAGAGCTGCGAGCGCACTTCCGCCGGCGGGGCTGGCACGGGGAGCCGTTGTGAGCGGCTGGGTGCCCATGCCGGTCGACGGCTGGCAGGAGACGGCGGAGCTCCTCACCAGCACCGGGAAGCCTTGGCCCGAGCAGGCGGCGGTCACGGACCTCCGCTGGCACGTCGACCAGGGGCGGCCGCTGCCGGGGCGCCCGACGCTGTGCAAGCGGTGGAACTGGACGGACAAGCCCGTACGGAACCTGCTCGCTGCCACCGATCGGTGGTGGGATCCGCTCCGTGGGCCTGCTCCGACCAGCCGCGTCGAACTGTCGTCGCACCATCATCCGGGTCGCGGTCCAGCTCAGGTCCAGGTCGGGTCCAGCCTGGGTCCAGCTCAGGTCCAGGTCGACAACGGAAGAACCTCGACTATCGAGACCGAAAGTCCAGCTCAGGTCCAGGTCGGGTCCAGCCTGGGTCCAGCTCAGGTCCACACGCGTGGGGATCCACCCTCACCCTCACCCTCACCTCCACCGGAGAAGAAGACAGACGTCGCGGACGGTTCCCGGCAGCCGCCTCCGGCGGAGTCTGCTCCCACGAAGGAGCAGCGGAGGGCGGACTTCGACCAGTTGCTCGAGGTCTGGAACACCGAGATCGTGCCGACTGCGCGCAAGCGCGGGGCACAGGTGGCGCCCCACGAGCGGCTACAGCCCTCGTCTGGCCTCGGAAAGCTCGTTCGCCAGCGCCTCGACCAGCACGGCCTCGACCGCTGCCTGTCCGTCGTCCGCTGGTTCGGGTCCGCCGATCACCCGCGGGCGCAGTTCCTCCGCGACGGGGGGCACGAGCTCTCGACGCTGATGCGCCCGCAGAAGTTCGACGAGTACGCGGCCTTCGCCGAGGCGCCTGTCGCGCTCGTCGGACGCCACAAGCACGACCCCGCCCCGGCCCGCGCGCCTCCTCCCGTCATGTCTCGCGAGGAGTACGAGCGCGAGTTGGCGCTCCAGGCCGAGATCGACCGGAAACGGGAAGCAGAGCGGAGGCCGTTGTGGACGAAGTAGGCGACATCCCCGACATCGACGCCGTGCTGAGCGTGGCCCGTCCGACGCTGCTCGATCCGGAGCTCGAGCCGGAGCCGGTCCTCTGCCGCACCTGCCGCAAGGAGCACCGGTGGTCGTGGTGGCCCGGTCGAGGCACCGTCCGCGGCCGCTGGTGCCCTCCACCGAGCCCCTGCACCGCGTGCGCGTTCACGCAAGAGCTGCTCGACGACCGGGCCGAGCTGGTCCGACGGCAGGAGATTGCCGAGATCGCCGAGGTCCACCGGAAGGCTCGCTGGTCCGCTCGCCTCGTTCAGCAGCTCGACGAGAGCTGGACCGACTTCGCGCGTCGCGTGAAGCGCCAGCCCGGACAACTCGGAGTCGCGGTCGCCGACCTGCCCGCTTCGCGGATCGTGGGCAACTGGAGGCCGGGCGACGGAGGGATCTTCCTGTCTGGCCCGATCGGATCGGGCAAGAGCCAATGGCTGTCGGCGCTGCTGACCGAGTTGATCGCTCCGACGTCGGGCGGTCGCGTGACGCTCGACGTGGAGCAGCAGGTTCGCCTCGGCGTTCCTCCCGCAACGGCCCGTCGCGCGGTCGAGACCGGCTGCAACGTGTGGGTCACACCGAAGGGGGCGCAGCGCTACCAGGCGCTCGTCGTCGACGAAGACGAGATCGTGCGGCGCGTTCGGCTCTCGTGGAAGGGCGACCAGGTGCCGCTGCTGAAGATCTCGCGCAGTCCGGTGCTGCTCTATGACGACATCGGGACGGTGATCCTCTCGCACGGGAAGGGCGCGGACCTTGCTCGGGACTGCCTCGACCGCATGATCGACCTGCGGTGGCGCGAGGGGAGGCCGCTGCTCGCCACCAGCAACCGGTCGCTCGACGAGATCTGCGACGCGCTCGGTCGCAAGACGGCCGATCGACTGCGCGCGCTGTTCGACCACCAGCTCGAGCTCCGCGGCGTGCCAGAGGATCTCGTCGCCAAGGGCTTCTCGTGGCGGAGGATCCCGTGATCCTCGCCATCGACCCGGGCCACGAAGGTGGCGCCGTCCTGCTCGACGGGCGGGGTCTCCCCGTCGCGTGGTGGAGCTGGAAGCCCCTCGATCGCAAGAGCGGGCGCGTGTACGCGATCGACCGCTCCGACGCCGCGTGGGACCGGATCACGGTCCGCACCCTCGCGGGCGTCGGTGCCGAGCTGGCGCTCTCGCTGCGGGAGGAGCGGCAATCCGGCCTCCATCTCGTCGCCGAGGGGCTGTTCGTACACCCCGGCGCGCGAGGAGGTCGGGCGCACGCCGCGATCGAGCTCGGGAAGTCGGTCGGGTGGCTCACCGCCCCTCTGCTGGAGTCGGCGCTCAGCTACGAGGAGCCCCGCTCTGCGGTGTGGCGTCCGGCGGTGCTGGGTCCAGGGTCGAACGCCTCGAGCGACATCGCCGAGGCGCGGGCGCTGGCGCTGTGGTCGAGGCGGTGGACCGGTCCACCATGCCCCGACCCGCACGTCGCGGAAGCCTACTGTATCGGGTGGTGGCGACACACGAGGAGGGCGGCGTGAGGCACTGGGAGCAAGAGCCGGACGGTACGTGGGCGCTGGCCGACCGCGGGAGCGCCCTGTTCTACGTCCGCTCGGACAACCCGAAGGGCTGGGGCACCGTCACCGCGACGAGCCCAACGACCGACCTCGAGATCCGGCGTGGCCACAACGACGTGGCGGGCTCGCTGGAGGAGTCGATCGAGGTCGTGAAGGCGCTCGTCGAGGCGTACCTGACGTACGTGGCGGCGCAGAGGGGATCGTGACGCGAACCGGCGCAATTCGGAGGGAACCGTGGTGCTGACCTTGCTCGACGACCAGGTGTTGATCCGCCGCGCTCCGGCGGAGACGGTCACGACCGGCGGGCTCGTGCTGCCCGACCGCGACGTGCCGATCCCGCTGCGGGGGACGGTGCTGGCGGTGGGGCCCGGCAAGGCGCCGACGTGTCCCTGTGGCGTGCGGGTGCCGGTGGCCGTCCAACCGGGGGACGAGGTACTCCACGCGCGGTACGCGGGCACCGACGTCGAGGTGGACGGGGCACCGTGCCTCGTGGTGCGAGAGGCGGACGTGCTGGGAGTGCTGACGCCGTGAGCTCCACCGCGCGAACGGGCAAGGCGATTGCCCTGCAACGTTTTGTCGCGGGCCGCAACACGACGGAAATCGCCGAAGAGCTAGGCGTAGATCGCATCACGGTCTGGCGGTGGCGGCGAGAGCCGGAGTTTGCCGAGGAGCTGGCGAACATCCAGCAGCAGATCCTCTCGGACGTGCACGATCAGGTTCTGGCCAGCGCGCTGAAGTCGATCGGCGTGATCGTGGAGATCCGCGACGACGAGAAGCAGTCGGGGTTCACCCGACTGCGCGCGGCCGTCGCGATCCTCGAGCTACTCGGTCGCCACAAGGGCAGCCCCGTCTCCCCCGTGGTGTTGGAGGGGGAGATCGAGACCGAGGAGCAGCTCACCGAGGCGCTGAGCCAGATCCCCGAGGACGTGCTGCGCCGGGAGGTCGAGCGCCGGGCGACGGAGCGGGCCAGCCGGCCGGCGAGGCGGCGGAAGCCGAAGGTGAAGGACCTGTGAGGGTGCCCGCCCGAGTGGCGCCGCCGGATTGCCGGAGTCGAACCGGTACTATTCGAGTATGAATCGAACGTCCCCACCTGGAGACAGCGTGTAGGCGGCGCGCGGTGGGCGGGCACGATGGACGTAACGGATCAGGCCGCCATCAGCCGCTCGTCGACCCACCCGACCTCGACGCAGATCGCAATCGTCCCGTAGCGCAGAGAATCTGCTGCGTGTTTGAGGTCGTCGTCCTTCCCGCTCCAGTAGCTCAGCGCGTCGTGGACCCGCCCGCACTCCGACGTCACGATCTGGAGGCTCGGCGACGACCAGCCGTCGAGCTCGGCGGTGTGGTCGAGGAGCTGGTTCACGCGAGCGACCTGCGCGTCCACCGAGTCCGGGCCCTTCAACGCGCGCCGGAACAGGATCTTCGGCTGGTCGGGCTTGCGGCCCATGAGCCGGCTCAGCTCCTGCTCGAACAGCTCGTTCATCGACCGGGCACCCTCGGACTTGCCGGCGCTGTTCGTGTCGCCGACGGCCCACGACACGTGCTCGAGCTCGAGTCCCGCGCCCTCGACCATCGCCTTGACCGCGCGCGCCTCCCGCTCGACGCTCATCCGCTCCGGGTTCGTCCACTCGCTCAGGACCCGGATCACCGCCTCGGTCCGACCGCCGATCTGCACCGGCTGGTAGGCGAGCAGCGTCCAATGTGAGTGCCCGGCCCCTTCGCCGTGGTCGACCGACAGGCAGACGTGGACGCGCCCCGAGCGAGGCCACCCGACGCGCAGGTCATGCACCAGGAGCTGGTTGCGGTCGCTGTACCCGGTGAAGCACCGGTCGATCGCCACGCCTTCCCACGCGCCCTCGATCCGCTGGCGGTAGCTCCAGGGCTGCCGCGCCGCCTCGCGGATCCGGTCCTGCACCTGCTCCTCGGTGTACCAGGGGCAGTTCGCCGCGGACAGGCCGATCTGGTGGAAGGTCCAGTCGCCGGCCTGCACCCCGTCCTCGACGATCGCGCGCAGCCACTTGACCGGTCGGTTCACCGCCGTGAACGTCATCCACACCCAGCCGTCCGTGTCGAACACGCGGGCCAAGGCTTCCTCGAAGTGGCCGGGCGGCGGGGGCTCGTCGAGCAGCACGCCGTGCAGCGACGCCGATGCCATCGCATCGGGGCGCTGTTCGTACGAGTTGAGCTGGATCGTCGACCCGCCGACCGTCACCGCCTTGTTCCCGTGGGTGAACCCCCGCGCCGAGTCCCACCGCGACCCCCGCTCGAGGTGCCCGCGCAGGAAGTGTTCGAGGTAGCGACCGTGGGTGTCGTTCATCAGCTTGTTCGTCGGCGCCATGATCCGCAGCCGCACGGGCTCGCTGGCTCGGTCGGCGAGGATCGCGGCCAGCGCCACCTTCGCGATGGCGTGGTAGGTCTTGCCCGTTCTGTTGGCGGCCAGTACGCAGGACCGGCGCGCGTCCTCCTCGTAGAACGCGCGCAGCCCCGGGGACGGCGTGAACAGCAGCCGAGGCCGATCCTGGGGAACGCGACGGAGCCGACGGGCCGCGCGACGAGCGGCGGCGGAGATCACCGGCCGGGCGGACCCGGGGGCGGCCCGCCCCCGAGGCCCGGACCGGGGAGCACGTGGATCGGGGCGGGCGGAGGCGGTGGCGTGGTCGGCTGGAAGGCGGGCGTACCCGCCGAGCCGAGCAGCTTGGCGGCGGTCTCCGGGTTGACCGCCCCCGCCCACTGCACGAGCGCGAGTCCGGCGTCGCGCGGCAGCAGGCCCGCACCCACGTCCTCGATGATCTGGAGCAGGCTCGCGGTCTGGCGGCCGTCGGGCGCCGCGTCCTGCGCCGTGCCCGCCAACGCGGCGAGGGTCTGGGCCCGGAGCTGTTCCATCTGCTTCCGGGTGTCGAGCGCGAGGATATCGGCCTGCGCGTCGTCGAGGTCGGTGCCGGGGTGCAGCTCCTGGTACGCCATGGCGCGGTCCATGAGCCCGCGATCCATCTCCTGCCCGATCCACTCGTCGACCGTCTTGCGCTCGTCGGCGGTGAGCGCCACGCCGGCGTACCGGGCGCGGAAGCCCTTCGCGGAGCACGACACGCCCCAGCCGCGGTTGACGGCTGCGACCACCTCCGCGAGCTGCACGTCGCCGAGCCGGAAGTGGACGAGGTCCCGCAGCGCGACCCGCCGCTTCCCCGCCTGGCTGACGGTGATCGAGGCGCCGGACGCCGGGCTCAGCGACTCGATCGCGACGTCCGACGGGCTGAGGTCGAAGTGGACCGCAAGGCCGTTCTGGTAGTAGCGGACGGTCTGCTCGGCCGCCACGATGTCGATGCTGGCGCCCCACGCACCGACCTCGACGTTGCCCGAGCCGGTGCCTTCGAGCTCGAGCACCGCGGTGGGGTCGGGCGTGATCAGCCGCACCGGGTGATCGCCGGCCTTGGCGGTCGCGCCGCCCCGTACGCGCGCGTTCGCGATCCACCGCTGGTCCCAGCCCGCCCTCAGGAAGCCGTGGACCATGCCGGTCCACATGAGCCCCACCTGCAACGTGCCGAACGCGATCTCCTGGTGCTGGTGCGGGTGCCAGACGCCGTTCCCCTGCCCGGCCGAGTGGTACAGCACCGCGGGCAGCACGGGGTTGCCCTGCTCGTCGCGGTACGGGTAGCTGGCGCCCTCCCAGGCGCCCGGGTCGGCGAACGCGGCCGTCACGTCGCGCTGGCGGTCGGCGGTCCAGACCGAGTAGCTGCCGACCCCAGAGGCGATGCTCCACCGGAACCAGAACCACGCCTTCTCCGAGGGCCGACCGGGGATCGGGCGCTGGTCCGCGCGCCAGATCGTCACGGGTCGGCTGCGGTTCGTGGGCGCGGTCTCGACGGTCAGCAGGTCCGGCGTCACGAGGGAGAACGTCGGGTGTCCGAGGTCGCTGTCCCACCCCACGAACACCGCGGACTCGCGCAGGCCCTTGACGTAGCGCATGTGCTGGCGCGCCATCTGCCACCAACCGCCGCGCTGGAAGCTGTCGTCCAGTACCGCGGTGGTCCCGCCGCCGATCTGCGGCTGGGTGTCGTACATCGTGCTGGTCTGGTCGATGACCGAGCTGAACAGGTTCGCGCTGGTGTCCCACTCGCCGACGAGCGCCGCGCGCGCCGGGCCGAGTTGGCGCCACCCATGCTCCGCCAGCAACGGTCGCCACGTCCCTTCGAGCATCTGGCGCAGTCGCCAGGACTCGACGATCCGCTGCTGATCCTCGGCTGGCGTGACGAGCGGAAGCGGACCGTACACGTGGCCCCTCGTGCAATCAGGGTGGCGTTATGCTACGACTGTCGCATTATAATGCGACGACTGTTGCATTAGGGGGAACCGGTGACGACTCCGACGGGAACGATCTCCACGAACGGCGCGCCGGCCTCGACGCCCTCGACAGCAGGCCCGGTGGTCCAGGCGGCCCTCGCGCCCTCGGCCGTGCAGGCTCCAGTCGCCGCACCGCCCGCGTCGGCGCCCGCCGCTCCGACGCCGACGCAGTACACCGCCGAGCAAGTCACGGCCTACCAGCAGCAGGTGCAGGCGCACTACCAGGCACAGCTGCAGGCGGCGCAGCAGCAGGTGCAGGCCGACATGGCGCTGCGGGTGGCGCTCGCGCGCGCGGGCGTCCACCACGACGGGTACGCGGAGTTCCTGGCGGGCCAGTACAACGGGCTGGCGCCGACGACCCGGCCCCGGCCCGAGCAGTGGATCGAGACCGCCCGCCAGCAGCACGCGGCGATGTTCGCCGGTCCCGGCGCCGCGGCGCCTCAGGCGCCCGTGCCATCCCCGGGAGGACCGTTCCCGCCTCCCTCGATCGGGGCGCCTCCGACGTTCGCGGCGCCTTCCGCCCCTCCGCCTGCTCCGCCGGGGTGGGTCTGGACCGCGCAGGGGTGGGTACAGGACACGCGCGCCGCTCCGCCTGCAGCCTCCTTCAGTTGGCCGACGCCGGTTCCGCAGCCCGCTCCGCCCGCGTGGCCTCCGGCGCCCGCTCCGACGTTCGCGGCTCCGCCCGCGCCGGCCGGCTGGCCGCAGCTCGTGCGGAGCAACCCCGACCAGGGCGCGCCCTCGGGGACCGGATCGCCCGTCGACCCGCCGATCACGGCGGACCTGATTAACCGCATGGACCAAGCGACGTTCGCGCGACGCTGGCCCGAGATCGACACGTTCATGAGGGCCCGCCCGCGCGGGTGACGGAGGATCTGTGGCCAACGAGGTCATCATCGCGAACGAGGGCAACTTCCTCGTCACCAACGTCATGGCGCGGCGGCTGGAGATGCTGCTGCACCAGCGGCCCTTCATGCACCGGCTCTGCCGCTACAT